AGGGTTATGGCAGTGTGACAAAACGCCATCACAAGATCGTATCAGCCGACCAAATCATTCACTGCTATATGCAAGAACGCGCCGGTCAAACACGCGGCGCACCTTGGATGTCAAACGTACTGTCACGGCTGAAGATGCTTGATGGCTATGAAGAAGCCACGCTGGTAAATGCGCGGGTTGCCGCGTCAAAGATGGGTTTTTTCACAAGCCCCGAAGGTGATGGCTTTATTGGTGACGATTATGACAATCACGCACCAATACTAGACGCCAGCCCGGGTACATTTTCACAGTTGCCAGTCGGAATGGATTTCAAAGCATTCGACCCGTCATCTGGCACTGAAAGTTTCGATGAATTTGAAAAGGCTATTCTGCGCGGCATAGCGTCAGGGCTTGGCGTCAGCTATGTGTCACTGGCAAATAATCTGGAAGGTGTCAGCTATTCATCGATCCGGCAAGGCACCATCGAAGATCGTGATCATTTCAAGATGATCCAACAGTTTATGATCGACCAGTTTATTGATCCGATTTACCGCGCTTGGCTAGAAATGGCCATCACAGTTGGTCGCATCAATCTGCCAATGGGCAAATATGATCTGTTTGCTGACCAAGTTATATACCGGCCACGCGGTTTTGCGTGGGTCGATCCGGCCAAAGAGATTAACGCCAGCGTCACCGCACTAAACAATGGCATCGTCAGCTTGCAAGATGTTCACAGCCAGTATGGTCGTGACACCGAAGAGATCTTTGAACAGATCAACCGCGAAGCGGAACTTGCTGATCGTTATGGCATTGACACAGCGTTTCAGCCATTCGGCACTAAGTTACCAGCACAGCCATCAATCGATGTAGGGCAAGAAGAAGATGGCAACGTATAAAGGCGTCGAAATCAGCTTGAAGCCGACCGAAGGTATGGCAGCCGAAGCGCGTAAATTTAAGAAATGGCGCGAAGAAGGCAAACAAGGCGGCACAGCCGTTGCGGTGGCGCGTGCCAATCAATTAGCAAACCGGCAAGAACTATCGCCGGAAACAGTGCGCCGGATGCACAGCTTTTTTAGTCGACACGAGGTTGACAAGCAAGCTGAAGGTTTTAGTGCCGGTGAAGATGGCTACCCGTCAAAAGGTCGCGTCGCTTGGGCGGCGTGGGGCGGTGATGCCGGACAAACGTGGGCAAGGGCAAAAGATGCCGCACTTGACCGCATCGATGAAGGCGAAAGGGGCATTGAAATGTCTGAAGATCACCAGATTGAAAAATCAGATGAAATGGTGCAAGATGCGTCTATGGATAGACACATACAAAACATCACAGAAACCGAAGACACGGTAACAATCACGTTTGGCAAATCGGACGCGCCTGTTACTGAGACAACCGGCTATGATGAAGATGATGAAATGGAACGCTTTGATCGTGGCGAGTTAGTATTCCGCGCCGCTGCTGGTGAAATGGTTGACGAAGATGATCGCCGCGTGCGTATGTCACTGTCATCCGAAGAACCAGTTGAACGGTCATTCGGTTATGAGGTTTTGCGGCATACCCGCGAAGCTGTGGATTTGTCACGGATGAACAGCGGCCACGCGCCATTGCTGTTAGATCACGATATGACAAAACAGATTGGCGTCGTCGAACGCACTTATCTTGATGAAGCTGACCGCAGACTACGGGCAGTTGTGCGCTTTGGAAAAAGTGCGCTTGCAAGAGAGGTCTATGATGATGTCAAGGACGGTATCCGATCCAATGTGTCTATTGGCTATCAGATCCGTGAAATGGAAGAAAAGAGGTCTGACGGGACGGTTGGCATCTCTTCGTGGATTCCATATGAAGCAAGCATTGTAAGCGTGCCAGCCGATGCCGGTGTGGGCGTTAATCGCAGTGCTAATGTTGAACCAGTGATCAAAGATAAGGAGACACCAAAAATGTCAGAAATTGATCAAAACGAAATCCGCGAAGCAGCCGCCGAAGCAGCCAAGCGCGATTTTCAAAAGAATGCCAGCGAGATCATCAATCTTGCTGTTAAGCACAACCGGCGTGACCTTGCTGATAAAGCTATCGGCGAAGGCCAGTCAGTTGCACAATTCCGCGCAACATTGCTGGACGCCATTGGCGAAGGCAAGCCGCTTGAGCAGTCAGCCGGTGCGGTTGATATGTCACCAAAAGAAGAGCGTCAGTATTCATTTATGAAAGCCGTTCGCGGTCTGGTAAATGGATCAGGTCTGAACGGTCTGGAGCGTGAGGTTTCTGAAGAAATCGCCAAGCGTTCTGGTCGTGAAGCACGCGGCTTTTATGCACCAGACACATTCTGGGGCGGCAAGCGTGATCTGACTGTTGGCACAGCCACAGCCGGTGGTCACTTGGTTGGCACCGACCATCTTGGCGATCAGTTTGTTGATGCACTGCGTTCACGCTTGGTGTTCAATGAGCTTGGCGCACGCTTTATGACTGGTCTGCGTGGCGATGTGGCTATTCCAAAGCTGGCAACTGGCGTATCTGCTGGGTTTGTGGCTGAGAACGGCGCAACATCTGAGGTGAACGCTGTGTTCTCACAGATCACAATGTCACCAAAGTCACTTGGCGCATTCACAGACGTTTCACGTCTGCTGATGATCCAATCTGACCCATCAGTTGAGCAAATCGTTCGTGACGATCTGTTGAACGCGATTGCACAAAAAGTTGAAGATGTTGCCATCGAAGGCGGCGGCTCAAATGAGCCATCAGGCATCATCGACACTGCTGGCATCGGTTCTGTTGCTATCGGCACCAATGGTGGCGCGATTGCTTGGGACGACATCGTTAACTTGGTCAAAGAAGTTGAAGTTGACAACGCAGCGATCAACGGCAACACACTTGCATATCTGACAAATCCAAAGGTGAAATCACTGATGGCGTCAACTGCAAAGGTTGCTTCAACAGATAGCGTAATGTTACTGGATGCACCTTGGAACTCTCTGTATGGATACGACTTGGCAGTGACCAACAACGTGCCATCAGATCTGACCAAAGGCACATTGACCACAGCGTCAGCTATGATCTTCGGTGATTTCTCACAGTTGATGATGGGCTTCTTCTCAACACCAGACGTGTTGGTCGATCCATACACAGCCGGTTCAACCGGCGCAGTACGCATCCGCGTAATGCAGGAACTGGACATCGCAGTACGTCACGCGCAATCATTCGCAGCGTGCTTGGACATCGATGCCTAAATCACAAGCGGGGCGGCTTCGGTCGCCCCGTCTTTCCCATAGGGGGCTTTGATGAAGATTAAGTGCAAAAGAAATATTGTGATAAAAGGCGTGGCGCACGTCGTCGGTGATATTGTTGAGGTGACAGACAACATCGGTCTGGATCTGGTAAACACTGGCCGCGTTGAGGTGTATGAAGACAAGATCGGCATCACTGATCGCGCTGTGGGTCTGACAAAGAAATCAGCCGCCAGCCTAGTAAAGCGGAACACAAAGAAAAATGCCAAATAGATATATGAAAATCACAGTGATCAAAGACTGCCAAGCTGGATCAGTGGGCATAATGCTGGCTGGTGAAGATCACGATGTGCGTGAAGATGAAGCGCAAAAGCTGATTGATCGCGGTTATGCAAAACAGTGGTCAGCTAAAATAGCTAAAACAGCTAAAATAGCTGATCAGGATGATGATTAATGGCGGTCGAAAGCGCAGATGATCGTGCCATCTTTGTTGGCATTGATGATTTTGGCGTTGCCGCAACATTTAACGCGGCCACAGTGAATGGCATATTTGACAACGATTTTGTCGAGGTGGATGCTGGTGGCGGCGTTGGTTTTGCCTTGCAACAGCCACGCTTTGTTTGCCGCACCGCAGATGTATCCGCAGCCGCCGAAGGCGACACGATTACGATTGACGCCACGGGCTACACCATCCGCATTGTGCAAGATGACGGCACTGGTATGACGACACTGGTATTAGAGAAACAATGAGCCACGTTAGACAACAGATACGCGATGAAATCGTGACCACGCTGACGGGGCTGACAACAACGGGCAGCAATGTATTCCGAAGCCGGATATTTCCGCTTGAGGAAACAAATCTGCCAGCGTTGTGCATATACACCAAGAGCGAGACAAGCGAATATGATACAATCGGCTTGCCACGTTCTGTGAACAGGGTTTTGGACGTTGCTGTTGAGGCATACGTCAAAGGCGTGTCAAATTATGACAACACGCTGGACACTATTGCGGTTCAAATGGAAGAAGCCATTGCCGCTGATATAACGCTTGGAAATCTGGCCAAAGATGCACAGATCACGGCGTTTGAAGCTGATTTTGCGGGTGACGGTGAACAGCCGGTGGCCGTGGGTCGGTTTACTGTGACGGTCGAATATCGAACCGTTGAAAATGACGTTGAAAATGCCGCTTAAGGAGACAAACCAATGGCAACATTCAAAGGAAATGACGGTGTCGTCTTGATCGGCACTGACGCAATGGCTGAAGTAATCAGCTTTTCTGTTGATGAAACCGCAGACACGATAGAAAACACAAGTATGGGTTCAACCCATAAAAGCTACGTCGCCAGCTTCACCGATTTCAGCGGCAGCGTTGAAACTTATTTTGACGATACTGACACCGCACATAATAACTGCACAGCCGGTTCGACCATCGTCTTAAATTTGCAAATGGAAGGCAATACATCGGGTGACCACAAGCTCACCGGTTCAGCTATTGTCACCAGCCGGTCAATCGGTGTATCGTCTGACGGTATCGTGACTGCCACATATAGCTTTCAAGGCACCGGCGGTCTGACTGAAACAACCGTAACTTGATGAGGTAAATAATGGGCTTGGGAGAACAGATCGCAGCGCGACGTGCGT